TTGGACGATTCTCAGCTTTTGATCAAGCTTGGGGGAATTAAAGAGCTTGCAAAGCTTCGTGGATTTAAAAGTGTTTCTTATTCAATTGAAGAAAGTTCTGATGAGCGAGTAGTCATTCGTTGCACAATTGATTGGGTAAAGAATTATGAAAATTTAGAAGCTGATGATTGGGGTTGCAGTTTTTCCTCTATTGCTAATGCGACACTTCATAATACAAATGGTTTTGCCGCAAAGTTTTTAGAGTGCATTGCTGAGAATCGCGCATTTGTTCGCGCTGTTCGCAACTTTTTAGGTATTCATATTGTGGGTGCTGACGAAATTGACTCTTCCAAGAATAAATCTCCTATCGTAGTTGCCTCATCAACCTCTGGAGCAAAGGATATTAGCCCACAAGGGATTTTAAAAGAAAAGGCGGGTACTGACTTCAATTCTTTCCTAAATGAGCTACGAAAGCTTTATGGAGACGGCAAATATGAAAATGATCCAGAGACAATTAAAACCTGGAAAGATTATAAAGACATTCCAGCAAAAGAATGTCGCAAGCTTTTGAAACTTATTTAAATTTCAAAACTTCCTCAACAGAAGGTTTTTTCAAAGCTTCCCAAGGTTGGGCGGCTTTTTTTATAGACCGATGTAGAATTATATCTTCGTTATAAAATAGTTCTACAGACTTTACTTGTTCTGGAGTCAAAATAGGTTTTGGGATTTTTTTACCCTTGACTATTGGCATGGGCCAATCTAACCCCAAGTCTTTAACTGCTTCTTCTAAATGGTCTTCAAATTTATATAACTTACATCCATCGACGAGCCAATGAGAAGTGGGTATGAAATGGGGGTTCATTTTCGAGCTTCCAAATTCATTAATAGCTTCTTCGGGCGTCTTCTCAGCCTCGACACAAGCCGAGCGAAATCTTTCCATTGGATTTCTAGAGATTAAAATAACGTTTTTGCCATTTATTTGCCCCTTTCTTAATTTTGGAGCTTCCAAATGCAACCTTTTCATATCTAATTGTATGTGGGAATTTGTATCTGAGATATATTTATAATGTTTTTCTAATATGGCTAATATAATAGAACCAGAAGCAGATTTCAAAACAGCGGCAAATATTTTATCTCCACATTTAACATAAAAACCCTCTCTTCTTTTTTTATTCATTGTTAAATTTTTCTTTCCATTCTGTTTGTTTTTATACCTTCGTTTGGAATCAATTCAGTCAATTTATCTACAAGTTTTTGAGTTCTTTCGAGGTCTGCGCAGCTAAATATATCAAAACAAATTCTGCCATATTCGGGCCAAGAATGACAGGTAAAATGAGACTCACTTAATATAAAAGCTATAGTTATTCCTTGTGGTTTAAATTGATGACTGATGCAATTCAAAGCATTGAAGCCGCCAGAATCCAAACATTCCTGCATAATACCTTTAATAGAGTTTAAGTTGTTTATCAAGTCAAAATCGCATCCAACAAAGTCGATTGTAACGGTATTTCCTAAACTTCTTTCCAGTGTATAATTAAGCATTCCTTTATCGAAATTTTCGCCTAAATTGAAACAAGACTTTAAAATACCTTCATTGAAAAATTTGGTTTTGATTTTTTTTGTATGTAAAATTCCCGCTTCTAAATTAACTTCATTGGAACATATCATAAAAGTATAATCGCCGCCTAAGAAATACGGAACGTTTATCTTATAAGGCTTCACAAAATTAAATTGCTCTTGCAGATATATAGTTCTGTTGATTGTATTTTGCTCTTTAATTCCAAAGAAATCGTCATTATAAACCAGCACCCCTTTCGACGATAGAAGATTTTGACAAAAAGATACATTTTCCTCGTCCCTTAAATTAAATTTGCTTGAATCTTGGTCTTGGGTTGAGCAAAAATCTGTAGCATCAATCAAAATCAAATCAAACTTTTCTTTTGTTTTTCTAATCCAATCACAAGCATTATCGTATACAATCTTAACTTTAGGGTCGTTTAATGAATAGCCTACGCTTGGTATGTATTTTTTGCACATTTCAACCACATCTGAAGAAAGCTCTACAATTTTAATTTCTTCTACGGATTCATGTTTCAGGATTTCTCTAGCTGCGCCGCCATCGCCTCCCCCAAGAATAAGAACTTTCTTAGGCTCCCTAACGAAAGAGAGAGGGATATGAACAAAGGATTCATGATATTTGTATTCATGGGATTCTAGTAGTTGTATGTCACCCTGTATTAATAAAGCCCTACCTAGATTTTTTACATCATATATTTCTATATCAATAGGCTCAGATTTTCCATTGTTGTCTGATGTTTTGTGGGCGACTTTTCTTTCTACGGGAAAGTGTAGATTGATGTATTGATCGTAAGACGAAAACCTTTTATAATTTATATTCGATTGTTGTGATTTTTTCTCCATCTGTTATTATCTCCGCATTTAAGTGTTTTACTATGAAACGTTTATAATTTTGGTAATTGTTTCTTCTGTATAAAAGCGAATACATTTTTTTCAAATTATATTTACACGCCATTAAAGATATCATTTTTTTTGCCGCTTCTATTATAGTGGGTCCAAAAACATATTCTGGATTTTTCAAGGCCATTTTGAAATTAGCCTCACCATTTTCGACAGAAAAAGAAAAAAAACAAGCCATTTCTCCGTTTTCTTCGTCTATAGCAACATATTTTACATCTTCTTTACCAAAGAATTGACCAAAATCATTTTCTAACATCTTATTTTTGCTTCTGGAGCTTTTTAAATTTTTAAATGCTACGGAAACGGCTTTTATATCAGCTTCTCTCTGAAATTCAAAAAGTTGATTTTTAATTTCTTCTTCTTGATCTCTTTTCAAAGGAAGTAGTTTGAATTTTTTTAAAATCTTTTTATTCATTTGAATCTGACCAATAATCTGCCAAAAGTGTCTTTCGTTACAATTTCGGCGTTAAATACTGTTAGCATTGTTTTAACGTATTTTTCTTGTTTTTTTCTTTGGCCCAAACAGGCGTAAACATTTTCGATGCCGTGTTCTTTTCTTATTTCATCTAACATTTCATTAAAGATATTCAACATGGCTGAGTTGAGGAAATAATCGTTATTTTTAAAACCAAATTGTAAATCTATAGATTTTTCGGAAAATACGTTTTTAGTAAAAAATGCAAAACCAAACGGTATTTCTTTTTCGTCCAGCATAGTGTATTTAATGGGGTATTTTTTGAGCATATTCTTGAACTCCTCCACAAGAAAAGCTTTGTAAAATGTTTTATTTTCCCCTTTAGATATATTTTCCCAATGTCCAACTTTCGCTTTTTCCTGAAAATCTAAAAAAGTTTTCAATGCTATTTTTATATGGGTTGTGTCAAACTTCACAAAAGAACCGTTTGTGATAAATTTAGTGGTTTTTGAGTGTTTTTTGTGTAATATCATATATGGCTAGAGGGTTAAATAAGGATTTCGTAAATGAGGCATTAAGCTTAGAGCCTACAGCTATTTTAGAATTATTTGCTTTATATTACAATTACCAAGAAGATAGTCAAGCAGTTTTATATTTTCATGGGGGAACAAACGGAATTCATGGAAAAATATACTTTGACGGTCAAGAGTATCTTCCAATGCCCGTAGAAGCTTCAGGTTTTGAGGTTTTGGGTGACCAAAAACTACCTAGACCAAAAATTAAAGTATCCAATGCTGGAATGTATGTTTCTTCCATGCTGAGGAAATATAATAACCTTAATGGCGCAAAATTAGTAAGAAGAAGAACTTTCGCTAAGTTTTTAGATGACATTAATTTCCCTAATAACAAAAATCCTTGGGGGAGCGCAAACCCTAATGCGAGATTAAGGGACGATAAATTTTTTGTTTCCAGAAAGGTTTTAGAAAATAAACTAATCGTGGAACTGGAACTTGTTTCCAGTCTGGAGCTAGAGAACGTCCAATTGCCCTCTAGAAGCGTTAGTGCAAGATATTGCTCTTGGGTCTACAGAGGTTATGGGTGCCGATACGGATCAACCTCTGAAGCTATAGGAGACAATAAAGATAGGCCCGTTTCGGATACTGATGACAATTTAATGGTTACAGGTTCCAGCAACCAATGGGGATTAAATGAAAAAAACTTTCCAATACCAAAAACTGGAGAAAATATTGACGCAGTTTTAGAGGCGCAAGGTCTTTGGGAAACTGGTCAAAATTATTCTGTTGGGGATTATATCTTTAGACTCTCCGACAGGGTTTCAAGTTCACAAGCACTAACCTCTAATTATTACCAACAGCACCCCGTTTATTATGTTTGTAAATCTGGCCACTTAGCCAGTAACAATACCCGTCCAGAACTTCGTTCCGATTTATGGGTTAAAGACTCATGTTCTAAAAAATTAGGAGGATGTTTACAACGATTTGACAATGAAGATTGGTCAGATGATTTTAACGGAATTAACGTATCAAAAGATTTACCATATGGAGGTTTTCCAGGAACCGAAAAATACTCATACTAATGAATATAAAACAAAAAATAGTTAAAGCTTGCAATAAGAAAAAAAATGAGGAAGTATGTGGCTTCATTATATATCAAAATGAGCAATTCGAAGTATATGAATGCGAAAACAAAGCTCAAGACAAAGAGGGCGAATTTTATATTCCTGCTAAGGAATTTTTGTATATAAAAAACAATTTTGAAATCGTAGCGGTTTATCATTCCCATATAAAATCAGAAGAGAATGCTTCTGAATTTGATAAAAAGATTTCTAATTTGGTATGTTTCCCTTTTGTTGTTTATTCTTATCAAACTCAAAAATTTAGCATATTCAAGCCAGAGTTTTTGGATTGCTCGATTGAGACAGTAAATAAATTGGAGGAAGCAATTAATGACTAATGTTAAACTTCACGGCATATTGGGCAAAAAGTTCCGAGAGAAGTATTCTTTTAAATACTTAGGTAAACCCTTTAACTTCATCAACGCTATAGAAGCTAATTCAGAAGGGTTTAAGAAAACCATACTTAATCTTTCTAACGATGGAATGTTTTTTGAAATGTTTTTTGATGGCGAGAGAGTTAGCTCTTTTGAGGGGCTTGCCCGTGAAAAAGCTATAAAACAAATAGATATAGTTCCATCAATTTCTGGAAACGACCCAGTTACATTTTTTATAAGTTTGGCCGTAAATCTTTTAATGAGTGGAATTATGTATCTACTAACTCCTGCGCCAGAGGTTACGATGAGGAATATAGAAGCCTCAATCAAGATTAATTCTTTCTTGTTTTCGACTCCCGACAATGTTACCCAGCAAGGTGTCAACGTTCCTTTGGGGTATGGAAGGCTAAGAATAGGTTCTAGAGTTATTGGGACGAAAACATCTTACGTAGATATAGAAGACTATTCTATGGAAAATTTTTTATTGAATGAATTAGGCACCTCTAATGAGGATTTTATCGGCGACACTGTTAAAGTTATTAACTTAGGATACGACAATTAAAATGAAAACGAAAATAAAATTACATGGCTATTTGAGTAAAATTTTTGGAGATTCTTTCGAATTCTTTAATATTTTAAAACCCATTGATGCTATTCAAGCAATCAATACTATACACAAAGACTTCAAACAAACAATCAAAGACCACGCTAAAATAGGACAGCATTATGAAATTATTATCAATGGAGAAAGTGCAGACACTCACTCTCTTCAAAATTCGCGCGAAAAAATAAATCATATAGAAATAGTTCCTTGCATATTGGGTAAAGACCCAATTTCAGCAATAGTTATTGGAGGCCTATCTGTAGCTGCGGGGGCTGGGGCTTTTGGGGCTTTGGGCGCTTTTGCCTCTGCATTTTTTTTCACCTTGGGAGTGGGGCTGATAATGGCTGGTATTACTTACTTGTTGACCCCAATTCCAGAAGTGGAGCCGCGAGAAATAGAAGCGACAGTAAAAGCCGAATCTTTTCTTTTCCAAAGTCAAAATAACACAGCTTCTCAAGGCTCTCCAGTTAGATTGGGTTATGGAAGATTAAGAGTGGGTTCTCAAGTAATTTCTAGCGCTATCAGGAATAGGAATATTGAAACTGCTGAGAATCCATTTGCAAGTGTGAGTGAAGACGACGGCAACCCGACTTTTAATAAATTTGCTCTTGCGACGGCTCTTGTGCCTTATGCGCCTTTATTGATTTAAGACTTTAAAAATGCCTTTACCCAACGTAAATAAGCGCATTAAGCGCAATATATCTAAAAAGCTTGGCTTGATGGGCGTAGCTGGGTCTGGTGGAGGTGGAGGTAAGGGGGGAAAATCTTCTGGCCGTAGCGCCCAATTATTACCTCCAACAGCAACAGACCTGAAACAAACAATCGCGGTTGCGGGTTCATTAGATTTACTTTGCGAAGGCCCTATAGGAGGAACAGTTAATCCAAGAGGCATTTATACAGATTCTCTTGGTGGGTTAAATGTTTTACAATCTGTTTATTTAAACGATGTTTCGGTTCTCGAATCGTCTGAAAATATTGTTTCTCAAAAAACTTTTATACAAAACACTTTTTTACTACACACTAGTCATAGCGGAACCACCTTCGATATGGAGGATACAGGAAGATATGATATTCAGTTTTATTGCGAAGATGACTTTTTAAAATATCTTGCAAAAGAGGTTAATTTGAACAAAGACTTAATTCCTTTAGGGGAATTAGAAAAAACTATGTTTTGTTTTGTTGGTAAACCCTCTTCCTCTAGCGCTATTAACGGTTCAGAAGATATTCCCGCTAATTTAATTCCCGCAAAATATAATGATAAAACTATATATGACCCAACAGTTTCAGCGTATAATTTTGGAACATATTTTTTTAAAACTCATCCTTTTGACAGGTTTTTTAGTAAAAAATATAGAAGGGGTTTTGCCGTTAATTATCATGCAGAGGCCGTGTTGAATGGCTACGGTTTTAGAGGTAGTTCTAATTTAAATTTTATATTTAACTCTGTTTTTATACAGCAAACAAATCAAAGAACAATTAGCGGCGCACAATACCAAAATTTCAAATATAATATAAGCGGAAGTGGTATAACAGAACCTCAAAACTTAAACGACTGCATTAGTAATTATACTGGAAATGCGGATAAATTTAATTTAGCTATATATGATAGTAAACAACTATTTGATAGGGGTTTATACAATTTAGGGGTTTTAGATAGTTATATAACTAACCTTCCCGCTTTATCATTAACCAAAAGAAGAAAACCTAATAGTCAATTTATGAATGATATTGCTATAGACCCCGTTCGCGCATTCATCGATCCCGAAGATGTGGTTTATTACTATTCCCAAGCTGCTAGTTGGCCTCCATTTTACTCAACTAGGGGTGAGGAAAGGCTTTTTAGTTCTTTAGCTTATAGAAAAATTGGATACAATGTTCAACATAATCCTAATAATCCTATTTTGACAACTCCACTTGATTTAAGCGACTTGTGGTCATTAGGGTACTCGATAAATAAAACAGTAAGTCTTCCACATCAATTTAACGAAGATGGCACTTATTATAACCATAGGGAGACGCAATCAGATTATGCAGGGGCTCCTCCAAATATATCTGATGACTCAATATTTATTGCACCTTTTTCTAATATAGCTTTACATGATTATAAATATCCCCGAATATCTGGCAATAAATATAGATTTTATGACCCAGCTTCCACATCTTTAGGTGGAGCCTCTTCGAGAGAAACTACCCCTCTTATGGTTGAAAATTTTCAAGAAGACTTTTTAAATGGTTATTACTTGAGAAGCGGGGGTCATATTTTTAGAACTGTAGACGGCTTTATTGATGAATCAAATATTTATTCAGATAGAAAAATTCGGAATCAAACTAATGCCATAAATCCATATGAACATAATACAAAATTTGTAAACCGTTATGACTTAGCAGCTTATATGGAAACGGGGTTAACTCCCAATAATACTACTGGCTGGATATTGAAATACAGCGGGGTTCCATATTATTATTTTGATAATTGTGTTCAAAAAAAGTTTAATTACAATGGTGAAGAAGGGTATGACTTATATTCCCCACAACAATTTTCGAGAAGAGAGTGGACTGGTTCTTTAGAATTTACTCACAATACAGCTTTAAGTTTGACTGGCTCTCCCGAATTTACACAATTTCAAAACGATAATTCCCAAGAATATAGTGGAGGCTGGACAAGTTACAATGGGCGTATGCCAGGTAATGTAGTATCTATTTTGGGGACTGGATATGGGGATTGGAAAATCAATTCGTGGACGAATTCAAGCGATATTAAAAATCAGTATTGGAACGTACACGTTGATTATCAAAACTTTTATATTCATTACGATAACGATTCTGGAATAAGTTTAGATAGCAAGGTTTCTGTGGGTGGTCTTTATCAAGAAACGCCGACAGGCAACCGAATTGAATTCACATCTTTGCGGGATTTTTTAAGCATGGAGGTCTTAGTTAGCGGCGAAATTAAATATATATTAGGGGATTGTAAGCTTCGGTCTATTTTCAATCAAAATCCAGCACTTTATGATGGCACTTATAGTAACACAATATATGATGACGAAAACATTGAAGAATATTATTTTGGCACTTATTACCATTTTCAACACTTCCCACAGACCAGTTATAAAAAACAATATCCATATACTGAATTTTGGTCTACATATTATTACGGACAACTTGGACATCTAACCACGAATCGCGATGCTATTTTTATTAAAAATGGTGAATTCTTATTAAACGACAACGGGGACATTTGTTTTGCAAGTAAGAATTTTTTAGATAAAGCCGAATCTGATGAATATGATTTTATAAAATCATTTGAACTTCCAGATTTAGATTCTTATCGGGATAATTCACCCGAAGACCGCTTTAATCAGTTTCAGTTTTCCGACAAAGAGGAAATAATAAATCCATTTGAAGAACCTTTAATTTCTTCTAACGTCATTGATAGTTACTCAAATATTATATATTCACACAATGCGTTTCAAAAACTAGACGGAATCGCTGACGCTTCTATAGCTGGGAAAATAGCAATAGTAGATTTAAATAGCTTTTCTCAAACTCTTTTTAATTACGATGATGTTTTCGTAGAGTTTAGAAACGGGGAAGAACAGCAAGAAAAAATTTCAACTTTTGCCGAAAGCAAAACTGAAAATAACATAGTTTCTGATTTATACGGCCCCTTCCAAACTGGCGGAGACGCTAGAGATGGGGATGGAAATGCTGATATTAGAAGTGTCGGCGCGGAAACTATTAATTACGCCGCTTGGACGAATGAATTACCAATTAATGAAGACGAAATATCTTACAAATATATAATTGATAGAAGCGAGGTTGTTAAAGTCGAATGTATAATTAGGATTGATGCTCTACAAGAAACAACTACTTTTAATAGCATAATTCCTTCTGAAATTCTTTTTGAATTGGAGGTTGGATTTGATGGACTTGATAATACGACCAAGACGCAAAAAACTTTTAAAGGCTTAGTTGACCCAAGCTCTCCATTTATTACTAATTTGTCAACTATAGATTTACCTTCTTATTCAGAAATACAATCACAATATCCAGACAAAAGCTTACCTTTCTTAAAGGAGAATCACAAAAGATATGTAATAGTCAGAAAAAAAACTTACGAAACAGAATCTATACTCGTTTCTAGAAGTGCTAGTGTTATGGGATTTAACGAAATTATAGACTCCAATTTCACATATCCAAATTCTGCGCTTGCTGCTATATACTTTGATTCTAAAACATTTACCGACCCCCCAAAAAGAACATATGACCTTAGACTCAAAAAGTGTCAAATTCCTTCTAATTATTTTCCATTAGAGGATAATGGTCTTGATAAAAGATTTTTAACTTCTGAATTAGATACTAAAAAACAAATTTATTCGGGAGATTGGGACGGTTCATTTAAGGAAGATTGGACCGATAATCCTGCGTGGATACTTTATGATATTTTAACTAACAATTCTTACGGTCTTGGGGATTACCAAGATGATATTGAAGATATAGATATATTTAAACTTTATCAGATTGGTAAGTATTGTGACGCTGTTGATTCGAGCGGTTATTTCTCAGGAGTTTCAGATAATAAAGGAGGCTTGGAGCCTAGACATTCTTGCAATATCTTGTTTGAAGAATCTTTTAATGGGTTCGATTTTGTAAATGCGGTCTGCAATATGTTCCAAGGTGTCGCTTATTGGAAAAATGGTTCGTTAAATTTCTTTGCAGATAAACCCGAAAGCGTTTCTGCTGTTTTTGGTAATTCAGATGTTTTTGATGGAGTGTTTTCGTATACAGACCTAAATAAAAACGAAAGATTTAATCTGATTGAGATACAGTATAAAGACAAAGACGACAACTATAAAACAAAAATAGAATACATTGAAGATGAAGAATCAATTAGAAAAAATGGTATAATAAAATACCAAGAAGGTGCGCGTGGAATAACTTCTAGCTCGCAAGCTCGACGTTACGCTAAATATATTTTATATACAAATAAACTGGAAAACGAAAGCGTGAACTTCCGCACTTCCCAGCAAAGCTTAATAGTAGAGCCTGGAGACGTTATTGGAATCAATGATGAATTGAAAAATTTCCAAGAAGCCTCTGCGAAACTTTTAGATGTAGATATCCCAAACAATTCCATTAAGGTTGAAAACGTTTTAGACACAGGTTCTATTTCAACTGGTGATGGAGTTTATCTTTATACACCTATTGACCAACAAAATCTGAATGATTTATATACTGGCATTAATTTTCATAATTTAATGATTAATGATTCGAGTCTTTCTGCATATGAATCCCCCCAAATTGTAAACATAGATATTACAGGGATAAATCAATCTGGTAATTATATAGAGTTTTTACTAAATGGACTTCATGAAGATATCGGCAAATTAGATTCTGCCGTTTTGGGGCAATTCTGTAATTTCAGAATAAACGGATATCCAGAACATTTATACAGAGTGATATCAATCATACCTAGCGAAGATAATTTGTATGAAATAGTTGGCAGACAATACAACCCAATAAAATACCAAATTATGGAGCAAAAAGAGGGCTTGGAAAACAATCAGTTATATGAACTTCCTAATATAGGATTGCCTTCCAATATAATTAACAGACCACCAGCACCGCAAGGTTTTTCCTTTTCAACTGGGGAAAATAATATGTATAGCATTAATCTCAGTGGATTGATTACTGGTGAATTAAATGGCATAGAAGAAAAATATAGAGTATCTGTAACAAAACCAAATGGTATGTATTTTTCTCAGGACTTTGAAAAAGATTCAACTTTGTCGCCTCCTCAAACATATTTTGAATTTAACAACCTCATAGGAACGGGTCAATACAAAATAGAAGTGACTTCATTATTGAATCCAGAATCCAGCGAAAAATTAGAAAAATTCTTTACGAAAGAGCCAACTCTTTCAATTTATGAATCTCCATTTCTTGACTCAGTTAAAATTGGTGGTAATAAATATGAACAATTTTCAAATATAGCTTCTGTCCAAGATTTTGGTAAAGATTTGTCTATTGATTTCAATTTTATTGATTTACATGGCTTACCATATAAAGATAAATCTCATATCAATATCAATCTATTACAAGGTGGAACTGGATATGTTTTTGATGTTTCAGATTTCCCCGTTTCAATAACGGAGGACGAAAGACGACAATTATTTGGAACCGCCGAAAGAAATTTTAAAATACAAAGCTTTCTAGATGACGGGAAAGGAAATATTTATCCATCTCCAGAAATTGAAATAAACTACCCAATTCCAGAAATTAATGAGATTAGAACCGTTAATAATCAACACAATTTAAAATTAGAAGTTGATATAGAACATCACACCAATATTGTCAAAATTGATATATATAGTGGGCAAAATTCAAATTTTGAAATTTCACAGTCCAGTTTCCTAAAATCAGAATTTTTGAAAACCCAAAAAACAAATGAGATAGAATTTGGGCATCAAAAAACTGGCGAAATCTTTTATAGTTTTGTTCCTTATGATTGCTTTGGTTCTGGAATAGTTAATTCAGGATACCGTGAGACTATTAATTTCCCAGAACCAGTAATTTTAAATAATTTTAAAAATTCTATACATAATACCCTCTTTTTAAATACCGCCTCAAACACCAACGGAGAATTTATATTCTCAGATTCGTTTCAAATCCCAAAACAGGATTTCGTTCTTAAGATAGGCGGAGAAGTCGCTAATTCGGACTGCGTTTTAGATATTTTCTTAAATCAGTTTTCTGGAAGGTTTGAATTGCCTTTTAATAACGGCAGTTTTTCAGAGAGTGTATATTTTACGACTAACCCCTTTAAAACTGGAGAAAACAATCTTTTCCAATATGAATCCAGTCTTTCTGGCAATAGCGGGATTTTGGTAAAATTAGTTAGTGGAGATTTGAATGATTTAGATTTGGAAATAAAAGGTTTGTAAGTGTAAAATAACACTAAGGATGAATAATGTAAGGAAAAGGATAGCTAGAAACATTAAAAACCAACTTGGTCTAAATGCGGTGGCTGGTGCAGGGGGCGGCGGTAAAGGCAAGAGTTCCGCTGGCGGTAATGTATATCTAAAGCCACCCGAATCCTCAGACATTTTCCAAAGTATATCCTATATTAGTAATTTAGATCTCGTTTGCGAAGGGCCAATTGATGGTCCAGTAAAGCAAAATGGTGAACGAGCATTGGGTATTGACGTTTTAGAATCAGTTTTTTACAATGAAACTCCTATAAAATCACCTTCTGTTTCCGAGTATATAACCAAACCCATAAAATACAGCGACACGCAAGCTGTGGACAGGTTTACGGCTGTGGAAGCGTCTGATGCGATAGATAACATCATTTCAAACCTAAACGCCGTAGAGGGCGTACCTGGACAATCTGGAAACTATAGCGAAACCATAAATTCAATCAATCAATACAGAGAAGAATTTCTTCTCCTCGTTGATAAAAATAAGTCTTTTTTCAATCATTTTGGGTTTATTCAGTTTGACACTAAGAATATTTTTGGAAGCGGAGACCTTTATTTAAGGGATGAGTCCGAATTCTCTATAAACCTATCTCTTGGAGAAGAGAAAAGGGGTTTTGAGAGAAATATTCAAGCGGAAAATGGAACAATTATTCAATCTCCAGGTGAAGTTTTTTTTACAACACCTTCATTTTTAACTGGTTCCCCTTCTGGAGCGCCAGCAAATAAAGTCGGTGATTTCTACCCAACTTCTGGTTTTCATGGCGGAGGCTTTATTTTCTTCTACATAGGGGATAATTTATCTACAGGCGTTGGCGGAGAATTTTTAACTGGCAAATTTATAGTTCCGTATAATGACCCAAATATTGAAGACAAATTGCAAAGCGGTATAGATAATAATTATGACGTTTTGATTCATAGCGGCGATGATATCTGTTTCGGAAATTTAGCTAATCAAACTTCTCCATCAAAAGGCTCTATAATAGGAGAACAACTTAACGTTTCTGTAAAAACGAGCGAAGATTCGCAATTTAATTATTTAAACGCTTCTATTGATTATACCATCGGAACCGAATATCAACTCAAACTTTTAAACCATAGTAAGTGTTTCATACAGGCCAATATCAATCAACAGCTTTTTGGCAGATTTAGAAGATTTGGTGGGGACGCGAGAGATGGAGACGGCAATACTGATACGAGAGCTAGCAGACTTTATGCTAATTGGCAAAATAACCTCCCTCAAGACAGTGACGCTTATGGCTATACCCATATAATTAAGAATAACCAAATCAGTAAAGCCACTCCGACTATTATGATTTCGTCTCTTAGTGATACAGAAGAGGCGGGGGATGATATAGGCAAAACCTTGAGAGAATTTGTTGAATTTGAGGTTACTCAGGGATTCGAAGGCGACGAAATACCTCTTTCAGATGAATTCTTTTTAAATGTCATAAACAAATCATTTTTAGCCGCAGAATTAACTCCATTCAAAGTCGGACTAAATGGCTCCAACGAACCTATAATTTCTGAATTTTTAAACATAAATGAATCTCTTTTAAGCCCCAATTTCTTCACTGAGGTTGATAATGGAAACATATCAGATGGTAGCGGAATTTATTTAAAAGATCAAACTAACACTCTACAAAATATAGATAGAAATAGTGTTCTTACTAATTTCGGTTTTACAGCGGAGGACGTTGGAGCTTTATTTTTTAATGTTAGAAACGTTATAGTTGTTGATTCTGGCAAGGATTATACAGGTATAGAAACTGACCTGTTTCCGCAAATTAAAAATTTTTCAGTAGCTCAAGCCGCTGATTTCGATACGGCGTTAAGTCTTTCTGGTAGTGGTTCTATTGTAAGAAGCGCCTCTAATTTTGATGGCGGCTTATATAGGGGCATCTATGAATTAGGTGAAGACTTTTTCCTTTCTTCGCCTTTCCAGATTCAAACTGATGGACCAAATGTAGATAAAACAACAGAGAGTAGATTAGAAACCTCCCTAATAGAAGGAATTCCCCCAAAACAAATATATCTAGCAGAACAAACTAAAAAAGAAGAATTTAGATTCGAAGGTGTAATCAGTTCACCATATTTAGCGGAATTAAATGTTGTCAACCTTCCACAAAATAGAGAATTAAGAAATGCTACTGTTTCTGATATTGAGAATATGACGCCAGCCCTTGCAGCCCAATATGGATTGGATATAAATGAAGCTTTATTCCCCAACGATGAATGGAAAAATATTAATCGTTACATTAAGGTTTTTAAGAAAACTTATGAAACCGAATCTATCTTAATATCGCGAGATGTTTCATTAGCTTATATAACAGAAGAGATAGACCAAAATTTTACTTATCCATTTTCCGCTCTTTTCGGTAGTGTTATTGATGCTAGGTCTTTCAACCAAGCTCCCGATAGAACTTTTGAGTTGAGATTAAAAAAATGTTTAGTTCCTTCTAATTATCAACCCTTATTTGCCAATGGCATGGATAAAAGGTTTGTTTTTGACTCTTCAAAATACGGGTTAAGGGAAGTCTATAAATTTAACGATGCTTCGTATTTTAGATGTCCTAATGAAGTAAAATTGGGGCAAAACAATTATGAAATAAGTTTTAAAATTAAGCTTCCAGATACTACAAATGAAACTCAGTATCTTATTGACACTCCTAATACCCTGAGAATCTATATTGATAGTAGTGGTATTTTGAGATTTGTTTGTAATTCTGGTCAAATCGTTTCGGTTGATATTTCCAGTTATAATAACGAAACTCTTGAAATTGTTTGCCGCAGAAGGGGTAATTTTAGCTCCATTTCTATAAAAGATAGCAGCGGAACCGAATTAACAGATTCTATTTCTGGAACCTTGACAAATGAAGATATAGACAGTAATGACCTATATTTTGGCGCGGCTTCCGACGGTTCATCAAAATTAAAAGATGATGGGAAGATTACTGACGTAAAAATAAAAATAAACAACCAACTACGCCATTACTGGGACGGAACAATTATTCAAACTCCTCGCGGGAAAGCCTTTAGAGATAAATTCGGAGGCAATCATGCTCTTTTAATTGGCGCATACGGGGAGACCGAAGAAGATTCAGTTTTTGAATTTGGAAAGAATAAAGAGCAAGTCTACATAGGCGAATGGGATGGTTCATTTAAATTAGCTTGGACTGATAACCCAGCTTGGATATTGTATGATATAATGACTAACCATACAAATGGGCTGGGCGATTATTTAGACGATATGGAAGATATAGATATTTTCCATCTATACGAATTGGGTAGGTATTGTGATGCGGTTGACGAAGATGGATATTTTGAAGGTGTTCCCGATTCAACAAAAGGGCTTGAGCCAAGATTTTCCGCCAATTTTATTTTACAAGAACAAAAAAATGCTTTTGAGGTAATCGCTGAAATAGCTTCCCTTTTCAGAGCTATGACATACTGGAATGGCGGCTTTTTCAACTTCACAATGGACAAGCCTAAAGGGGTTCAAGCTATATTCAATAATGCCAATGTTTTTGACGGTGTTTTTAATTACGCTGATATTGTTTCATCTGCAAGATATACGAGCGTTGAGGTTCCTTATCTAGACAAAAATGACAATTATAAAATCAAAATTGAATATGTAGAAGATGAAGATAAAATGCGTAAATATGGGAAGCGCACCAATAAACAAAGCGGTTTTGGCCTCACATCTAAATCTCAAGCACGAAGAATGGCTAAATATATATTGTTTAGTAATCAGTTTGAAACAGAAGCTATATCTTTTGTAGCTGGTTCCGAAGCTTCATTGTTAAGTCCTGGAGATATTATACAAATAGAAGATGAAATCAAAAATTTTGAAATCAATTATGGCAGAATTTTAAATATTAACACAGGCCAAGGGTATCTTGATTTAGAACAGTCTTTCAAAACTGGTTCAGTTGTAACGGGTGAAAATGGGGGTTTATATACTTACAACAACAAGGAGCAGACAGACGTTAAATCCCTTTATGATATGATTAATTTCAATCATGTAGTCGAAGTCGGTCCAGATGGAGATTTATACAGTGGGGTTCCAGCTTTAAGCCAAATAGATTCTATAGACGAGGAACAAGTTACTAAATTTTATATTACTGGTATAGAAACTGGCGCTAATTTCAATAGAGTTTTTCTAGACCAAAATCAAGAAAGTTATAACGATATAACTGGAATAATCAAAGGTGCGTTTTTTAATGTAGAGTTGGAAAATAGAAGTTCTGACTTTTTCAAAGTAATTAAGATATCAGAAGAAGACTCTAACAAGTATAACGTCAATGCTCTTGAGTATAGGCTTGATAAGTTCGATTATATAGAACAAGAAGATTATGATTTAACAGAAAACGAATATAATGTTGGGATACCCAATCACACAATAAATAGACCACCCGCTCCAGTAGGGTTCACTTCTTTTGTGGAGGAGAATCAATTCGGTTCTTACGATGTTACTGGAACCATTTCTGGCGAATTGGGAGGAAATGAATTAAAATACAGAGTCAGCTTGATTTACCCTAATGGAAAATATTCTACTCATGAGTTTTTAAAAGATACCACAACTTCCCCACCCAAAACAAACTATTCAATTTCCAACTTGTCTGTAGCGGGTAATTATGATATAAACGTAACTTCTTTGAGAAATCCTGAATCCAGTATCAGTTTAAAAGAAAGCTTTCAAATACAGCGCCCAGCAAAAATCAGGGACCATTTCTTAATTAAGTCTGTCAATATCAATGGCGAACATACAAACAATTATTCTCCAGAAGGTTTAACTGGTTCTGGTTTTATAATTCCACAAACAAAAGATTACGTGTTTAAATTAAGTTTGGAAGATATGAGGGGTAAAGATATGGCTCATAACATTTTCACCAAGCCTATTTTGGATATATACATTGATGGAGATATTTATAAAGAAAACTACGGAACTAATACGTTTAGATTTAGCCATGAAAACAATATCAATTTATTCGGATATCCAAAAAGGGATTTGGACATAGAATTTAAACTCAAAGACGAAAACGGACAAATACATCATACCGCAAAAATTCAAGTTAACAATCCTGCGCCCATAATCTCAAAAGCCGACTTTAATCCCCCTAGAATCAACTTTGAAATTTCCGAAGACTCTAAAAAGGATTTAAAAAAAGTTGATGTTTATAAATCCGTAGGTTCTGGAACCTCACAGCAGTTTTTAAAAACAGAATTAGTGTTTGAAGGGAAAGATTATATTGATTTATTCGACTTTTCTGAGGAAGATGTTTTTTCCCTCGTCCCTTTCGATGATTACGGCAGCGGTAATGCTTTAGGAGGAATAAGCTACGAATCTCCAGAACCAACAGAACAAGAAGAGGAAGAACTTTCTAAATCCTTTAAGACTGTTTATATATGCAAAGGAAGTGGGGAATCTATCACTCAAGACTCTAACGGAAAAACAGGTATATTTTGCAATGAAAATAATAGTTACGTTATTAAGGGGAGCTTCAGCTATTCTGAAACTGGAGATTACGCCACAGAATTTTACATTGGGGGAAATAAGGCTTTCAGTGTAACTGGTTTTTCCGAACAGCTAAACAAGACCGTTTCCTTTATGGAGTTTGTGTTTGACCAGACTGGCTATCAACAATTTAGCCTCATTAATTCTGGAGCTAACTTAAAAAGCTTTTTCTTTGAAGTAGACGAAACTATTTAAAATAAACATTAAAAATTTCATCAACTGTTTTGATGGCCCCGCTTTGAATTAAGTAGGCGTCTTTAGCTTTTGCTAAATCATCTCTAATACTTTCATAAACAGTTACAATTTCTACAAATTTGGAAGGCCTATCCGTGCCAAAGATAATAGCTTCATAGAAGTAGCTGCAAAGCAATTTAATCAAAATAAGCTTAAAGGCTGCGTTTTTGTAAATAGATACTTTTTCTAAAAACTCCACTTCAGTCATGTCGAGTTTATCGTGACTTTTTAAATACTGTTCTAAAAACGCTTTTTCATTTTTAGGGTTATTGTTTAAACCTAAATAATATATAGTAAAAGCAACATCCCAAAGACAGTCTATTTTTTTCCCATATTGAAAATTGATGAATTTAATCATTTTGTCTCTATACATTATTCTGGAAGAGAAAAGGTTTGTATGATTGAGACAAATTTGGTTTTTGGGTAGGGTCGCCAAATTTTCATTAACTGATTGCTTTAAAGCATCCAAAACGGGTAGGTGGCTGAGAAATTCTTGGCTATTCTCCAAACCTTGGTATCTGTCTTCTGGCAAGTTTTCTTTGTAATTTGTTAAAGCAAAAAATTCTTCCTTGAATTCTTGTGTTTCTGGTAATTGGTTAACAACAGTGCTTTCGTGCAAATAAGACAGGGTGTTTGCCAATGTTCTAATGTTGAAAAGCAAATCCGACCTAGATAAATCTTTAAAACATAAGCCGTGTTCAAAAGAGGTTATGAGAACATCTATTTTTCTACCAAAGTCTAGGGTTTCAAAGTGGAGGGCTTTTGGGGATATATTCAGTTCATCAATTTCTGTAAGATTATCGAATTCTTTTTTAAGAACGCCATCTTCGTCGTCTTCGGTAATCTTTAGTATGTATTTTGTGTCGTTGTTTCTGAAACTGTAGGAATCATACTCCAAATTTGAATCAATAAGTTGTAAAGTGCTGGAAGATTCGTTCTCGTTTAGCATTTTTTTAAAAAAAGCCACCTCCGTCAAAATAGACATGATGAATTTTTTTTCGATTTTTGAGATATTGTTATCTATCTTATCTACCAATATTCTATCCTGCAAAAACTCGTCTATTTTTAAAATTTTCTCAGTTACCTGCTCCATAAATATATTTTACACATATTTAACCCTTTTTCTATTTGATAATTATATTTTTTGAAATTTTCAGCCTTTAAGTGTAAAACAATAATATGTCATCTGAAAACCCAAATGAATTAAGAAGTGAGATTCATAGCACCTCAGACACTGGTATTCTTGCTGGAGGAACGCTAGAAAGTAGAGTAGCTGCTTTAGCCTCAGTATATCCAACTGGAGATTCCCAAAATTTTCACATGTTTACTCATATTATACAAGAGCTAAACAGAAAACTTGACCAATTTGGTTTCGCCGATAATATCGTTCAACCAATAGATGCGGGATTTCGGCCTCTCAATTTTAATGATTTCTTTGGAGATGCCTCTCCAAGCCCTAACCTCCCAGATTATCTAGAATTAGAAAATGATTCGTATCTATTCCAAGAAAATGGATTCAAATTAATCCTAGAACAAGACATTTAGTGTAAAGAATTAATATGGCAGACAAAAAAATATCAGAATTAACCGAATTAACTACTGTAGATTCATCTAATGACGTTCTAGTGATTGTCGATTTTAACACAAATGAGACGAAAAAGGTTAAAATAAAAAATCTTCCTTACGAAAGCTCGGAGATTACATTCTTTGCTCTTACGGATGAATCTGTCAGTAGCAAGCGTGTTGTTGGGTCTTTGGATTCTGCTGACATCCCATCGTCTTGCGCTCATTGTCAGATTGGGAGTGTAGTGACCTTGATTGGGGGCTATGCGTTTTTTAACAACAGCCTCACATCAGTCACAATTCCAGATTCAGTGACTACGATTGTGAGCTATGCGTTTTTTGGAAACTCCCTCACATCAGTCACAATTCCAAATTCAGTGACTACGATTGGGGGCTATGTGTTTGCTAGCAACGACCTCCAATCAGTCACAATTCCAGATTCAGTGACTACGATTGGAGGCTATGCGTTTCTTAACAACAGCCTCACATCAGTCACAATTCCAGATTCAGTGACCTCGATTGGGGGCTATGCGTTTCTTAACAACAGCCTCACATCAGTCACAATTCCAAATTCAGTGACTACGATTGGGAACGGTGTGTTTAGTGAAAACAACCTCCAATCAGTTACAATTCCAGATTCAGTGACTACGATTGGGAGTTTTGCGTTTCTTAACAACAGCCTCACATCAGTCACAATTCCAGATTCAGTGACTGAGATTAAGGCTAGTGCGTTTCGTAACAACTCCCTCGAATCAGTCACAATTCCAAATTCAGTGACTGAGATTGAGAACGGTGTGTTTCGTAACAACTCCCTCCAATCAGTCACAATTCCAAATTCAGTGACCTCGATTGGGGGCTATGCGTTTGCTAGCAACGACCTCCAATCAGTCACAATTCCAGATTCAGTGACCTCGATTGGGGAAAATGCGTTTATTAACAACAGCCTCACATCAGTCACAATTCCAGATTCAGTGACTGAGATTGGGGTCGGTGCGTTTCGTAACAACTCCCTCGAATCAGTCACAATTCCAGATTCAGTGACTGAGATTAGGAACGGTGCGTTTCGTGGCAACAACCTCACATCAGTTACAATTCCAGATTCAGTGACTACAATTGGGATCAGTGCGTTTCGTGACAACAACCTCACATCAGTCACAATTCCAAATTCAGTGACTACGATTGGGGGCTATGCGTTTGGTGACAACCCAACTCTTAACGATGTAACGGCTAATGTCACAAAGACTGTTTTTGATACAGGATCAAATATCTTAACTGGCACAGCAGCTACTCTCACTCTTCGGGTTCCTACGGGTGACACGACATGGGACGCACTCGCAGCATTACCTCAACCCACATCGTATCAAGGTAATGCCGCCGTAACCGTTGTCAGAATTTAATATGAGTAAAACAATCCATTATACATCAGGACTTCCCAGAGCTTGCTCAACTCTATTGCAGAACCTACTTGCACAGAACCCAGAAGTCCATGCTACGGCGACCAGCGGAGTGCATGAGATCATGTATTTGTCCAAGGCGTTTTTTAAGACTGACGAGTTTCGCACTATTCCGAATCCGAATGATGGTGAAAAGTTGTTCGGTGACTTTATTCGAGCAGGTATAACTAACGCATTCAACAACGTGACGGATCGCCCTATTGTAGTCGACAAATGCCGCAGTTGGATTGGTAGCGCCCCCCTACTGTTCAAGCTGTTTCCAGATGCAAAACTATTGATCCCCGTCCGTGATATTCGCGGGGTGCTTTCAAGCATGGAAAAGAAGTTCCAGCATCATCCTGAGTTTCAAATGGAAATGAGCCAGCAGGACACAGCTAACATTCAGACTATTGAAGGTCGTGTTAATTTCTGGCTTCAACACCCACCTGTAGGTATTGCTATTCAACGCATCCATGAGATTGCACGTCTTCACAAAGATAAGGTTCACTTCGTCCATGCCGAAGACCTGACCAGCCACCCGCAAGAAACGATGAACAGAGTGTGGGAATACTTAGGAATTGAACCTATTACACATGACACAAGAAATGTGGAGCAATACACTCAGGAGCATGACCTTGGATGGCCTTTTGGGGATCATATCATCCGACCAGAAATTAAGCCACTAATCCCAGACTGGCATGATACACTTGGTCGCCAGCTTTCGGAAACAATTAATCAGAAATTTAACTGGATTAACGAATTATGAAAAACGCATTAATTAACAAAGAAACAAATAGAATCATCAGAGTGCAAGATGATGATTTTTTAGATATACCCGAATTTGCAGAAGTAGTATCTATTTCTGACGCAAAAGCCGCCATTTTCGAATCTTCGACTGGGCCGATGTTTTTAATCAACAATGAAGTTGTAGGCATCAGGGGAAAGATTTTTATTGATAACCCTAACATTTTAAAATCTAAAAAAATACAAGAAATCAAGAAAGCTAGAGACGCAGAATATAATGCAATTCTTGTAACTAGCGATGGCCTTCAATTCAAATCAGATTTAGAAACAATTATTGATGTAAAAACTTTGATTGAAATCCTTCCAGATGGAGGCTCTTTTGACGGCTATAAATCAGCAGATGGTTCTTACAACACAATTACCAAAGAGCAATTCCAGACAGCGATTACAGAAGGTATAGCACGAAAGTCTGCCGCTTTTGCTAAGGAAGCCCAGCTTGTAGCGTCTGTAAGTGCAGCTACAACATTTGCAGAGCTTGAAGCTATTACTTGGTAATAAATAAAAAATAATTTAAAAATTAATCAAGGCCAATTTTAAAGATTGGTCTTTTTTTGCAATTTTACTTGACAAAAGCCTTTTTTCTGATATTAATAAGGCAATGAGTAAATGGACTGAACAACAACGCGGTGCTTTCTGGAAAAAAGAAGGCAAAAATGGCACATATCTAGCTGGATACGTTACCATAGAAGGTAAGAAATACCCCGTTACTGTTTTCCCCAACCAATATAAGGAAAAAGAAAATCAACCCGAATTTATAATCTATGAAACATTTTCTAACTAATCTTTTGTTTTTCCCAATTTTTGCTTTAATTATTTTGGTGCAAGAAATTATTTGGCTGAAGGATAAGCTCAAAAAATCCAAAAAATAATTCACTTTTTATTTGACATTCTGGATATTTTAGTCATTATACCTATCATGTCTAAAAAATTATTAAAAGGTAGAACACAAAAAAAGGGCGTAGGAAAGCTTTATGGGCGGTCTCACGGAGAAATGGTATTTAACGATCATGTCGGTCGCAAAGTTACGCAAAAAATAGATGCGGCAATTAAGAAAAATTTAAAAAAAGACGCGCCAAAGTAAAAAACCCTTAATTTAACGGAGGAATAGAATTATGGTAGTTACAAAAAGTTTCCTTGAAAAAAGGAAGGTTTCGCTTAATGGCGAATACATCAAAGTATTGGAAAGAGTATCCAAGCTAAGAGATGAACTCGACTATGCTCAAATGGATCTTGAAAATATTATTCTTGAGCTAGAGCAATTAAACTGCATGAAGCACGACGAAGAATAATCGAATGAGAATTTATATACCACATCCGTTTAAAAAACACGATAATTGGTTTAACGTAGGCGTATCTCCCGTGTTTAGGTTTAAACCTTGGTTTAGTAAGCATTTATATGAAGATATTCGTACTACCTATGGAAATGGAGTTTATAATAATTATGCTGGGTGGTTGTGGCTTCAAATGAGTTGGTATTCAGTAAAATAATAATATGATAACACAAGAAGAAATATTTGAAAAATATCCAAAGATCTTTGGTGATAAAGATAAACCAATGACTGAAACATGCATGTGTTGGGGTCTTGAAGTACCTCAAAACTGGCTTCCAATCATTGATGAGCTATGTGACGCTATGACTAATTGTAGATATGTAGTCTGTGTACCAGAATTTAAAGAAACTATTAAGTTCCCTCAAGTTGTAGCAAAGCAGGTAAAGGGAAAATATAATGGTCTACGTTTTTATTACCGTCTGGAATATGAGCAAGAAAATATACCAGACAGTGTGGTAAATGAGCATTATAGGTATATCGATGGTATGATTGCTTATGCTGAAAATAGAGTTTTTAGATTAGAGAAAGATGAAAAACATAGTGCCATATAAGCATCCAAAATATAATTGGATTTTTGCCAAAGACAGTAAATATGTATTGCGATCTATTGATCCTAATGTTGTCGGTGTTGTAAGAGGTAAATACGACAATATTTACGCTCGTATCATAGATTCAAAACTAATTATCTATAAAGGATACGCTTGTGATGGATGCACCCTAGCTCCAGACTTTTCTCGTGCATTGGAGGGTTGCTGCGTACATGACGCTCTTTATCAGATGATTGAACAAAATCCTGGCATTTTTACGGAAGAGCAAGCAAATCAAGAAATGAGATATATTCATAAGCATGGAAATTTTAAACTTGCATTTTTGTATTATTGGGCAGTTTCGGGGCTACCAAGAAAGATATATAAATTATGGAACCGTCACTAAATAATAAAAATAGAAATAAAAAATTAACGACCTTTGAAAAGGTTTTTATCACTGTATTCCTTACTTTATCGAGTATACTGTTAATATTCTGGTTAAGTCTATTATAGAATAGAGAAACTTTGATACAATAAGAATATGAAAAACGAAAATAAACCAGATCAATGGTGCATCATTAGAATTTTTGGTAATATCTATAAAGTCTTTGGTTCTTGGAGCGGAGGCTTTCTCGATGGAGATAGCTGGAAGCTAAACAGCGGTATTGATAGAATTGAAGAAGATGGAGACTATTGGTTATTCTATGGTTATAGTGGAAGTTGCTATCGCTGTCATAAAAAGACTTATGGTATCAGTAGCCCTTATAACGGAGCGATTCTAAAAAGTTTCTGTAAAGATGCTAATGCAATCCGTATGAACAAATCTGAAGCATTGGAATATATTAAATCCCAAAAATAATTGATTTTTAATATTGACATATCTATATAATTGTACAATATACACTTATTATGAAAATAACATTAGAACAACAAGGAGATAAATTCTCTATTGAAACAGAAGGCGGTGGCCAAACCGCTATCGAAGTACTTGATTATGTATGTCAGCTAATGATGTGTGCTGGTTATCATTACGAATCAGTAAAACAAGCGGTATTTGAGAAAGCCGAAGGATATGAATACGAAGAATCTACAGATACCGAAGTCAATTCAAATTTTTTCAGCCAAAATATATCTGACAGCGACACAATCACATTATGAATAAAGAAGTAATAACACAAGTAAGCATTAAAGCAGATCGTTCTGATTGGCATCCAATTTTCAATACAATTAAAGTTGGCCCCGATGATGAAGCTGGAGGATCGTATCTCAAAATTATTGGAGAAGATGAAATGAATGATGGTCGCGTCCTTGCCTTAGATTGGGATGAATGGGACAATTTAGTTGAAGTAGTCGCTAAGTATCGTAAAGATTGGGAATGGAAAGAATGAGAAAAGCTAAAGTCATAGAGACTGAAGATGGCGAACTCGCTATTCAATTAACTGATGAAGAGATGGAATCTCTTAATTGGAAGATTGGCGATGACATTGAATGGTCTGAAACAGAAAATGGTTTTAAGCTCACAAAGGTAGAGT